AATCGTTGTTGTCGGCGCTCTCACAGCAACAGGATCGGTCTGGGGTTACTTGAGGTTCGGCATTTTGGTCGATGCTGCATGGCCTGTTCTTTCAAGCCTAGCTATTGGTTCAGTGGGCGTTGGACAGAGAATGATTAGTGAGTATCGGCAGAAGTTGCAGATCAAAGGGATGTTTGGCACTTATGTCTCTCCAAAATTAGTACAGCAGTTAGTAGATGATCCGTCCTTGATGAAACTTGGCGGGGACACCAAAACGATGAGTTTCTTGTTCTGTGACATCGTAGGCTTCACGCCAATGTCTGAGCATTTCAAAAACAATAACGATCCGCAGGGACTTGTCGCTCTGGTCAACCGCCTGTTATCTGCCCTGACTGATGTGGTGTTGTCCTTAGATGGCACGATAGATAAGTACATGGGTGATTGTGTGATGGCATTCTGGAACGCACCAGTTGACTGTGAAGACCACGAAGAAAAGGCTGTCGTTTGTGCTGGTTTGATGCTGATAGCTTTGGAAGAGCTGAACAAAGAAATAGTATCAGAAGGATTGCCGAGACTGGGTATTGGCATCGGGATCAATACTGGCCCTGCAGTGATTGGTAATCTGGGAGGGTCGTCCAGGTTCGATTACTCTGCTATCGGGGATGCTGTGAACGTGGCAGCTAGACTTGAAAGCAGCTCAAGAAAGTACGAGCAGGATGTCCTCATCGGTGAGACCACTGCCCAAGCGGTTCCAAGCATGGTGGAGTATCTGGACTCCATCGAAGTTAAAGGCAAGAGCGAGAAACTAAGCGTTTACACGTTATCTGAGAGTAAGGTTTAAAGCGGATAAAAAAAGCCCCACCGAAGCGGGGCTGAGTGTTATTCATTTCTTTGTTCGTTCAGATGCTTGGTTGAAAGCCTCTGACCAATTAAGGCCATCACCTTTAACTTCAAACATTGAAAAGTCAGGTATCGCGTCCCAAATCTCACCAACTTTGTGAGTGCCGGATAAAAGGCCGCCATTTTTGCCGTAGCGAGCATGTTTGGTTTGTTCAACAGCAGCTTTTTTGCCCCAAAGTTTACGCGCCTTTGATAATGCTTGTTTATTGTTCATAGCAATCTCCAAGTAGAAAAGTTAGTTGTTATAAATTGTTAAAGAGCGGATCAAAACATCTGATCGATAACACCATTATACCATTCGACTTTTCTGGGATTGGCTGAAAGCCTTATAAACAGGGCTTTTCAGGCTGGAGAGGTAATGAAACTGTAGGGAAAAAAACACTTGACACCGTAAAACATAGGGCGAAAGGCTGTGGACAACTCAGCTTTTGCCTCTAAGAGTTAGTTGTGCCGCCGGCGGAATTAAATTAAATTAATTTTTATCCACAATTTGACCTGCCTGTGGATAAGTATTGATCATGGTGAAAGAAAATCCTAAAGGATTGACTCATTATACTCCACACATTATGCCTTCGTTAATCATGGAAAGGCTCAGTCGGCTCAAGCGCGTACGCTCCGATTGTTGGATCACCCAGCATGGCAGGGCTGCGGTCTTCTTCAAGAAGAATGGTAATTTCCACTTCTTGATTTATTTTATAGATAAATTTAGCTAATTCTCGCAAAGTACACTTGCCCCGACTGGTTTTAAAAACACCGTGTCGGCCTTTGATGATGCCTTCTCGTTGCAGTGCAATACCCAAGCGGTCAGCATGTTCGTCATTTATTAACATTTGTTCTCCTTTTTTGTTTTATATAAGAAATAAATTTAAGTGAAAGAAAATTCTAAAAAGTTGACCTTTGAAATTCATTATATGTCTAATTCTGTTTGTTTTGATTCTGGCAATAACTCTGCAAAAGAAGCGGGATTTCCCTTCCGAAAAACGATCATAGGCTCTGCATTTACGCCGTTCTTTTTTCTCTTACTGATTTCATAACCTATAATTCCCATCAAGTAACAATCTGGTAAGTTTGAAATCGCATAATCTATAAGTGGTTCACAAATTTTGTTATCGGTGTGATTCGCGTAACAATCTGAAATATTCATGATCATGGTTCCTCCATCTTGTAATGAAAGCCAAGCATTAGTCATCATAGGTAATAAAAAAGACTGCATCCAAGAATCGAACTTTTTGTATAACAGATATGATTGTTTAGAGCCTTGATATTTTTCTACTTTCCAGTAAGGGGGGCTAGTAAAAACTAGATCGAAATATCCTTCTTTGGGGCAATCTACTTCACTACCCTTATATTCAAACGCTGTTTGTACGCCGCTGGCATAATTTTTTTGTTGTAGCGAATAACCAGAAAAAACCATTGGGTTCACATCTCGGCAATAATAAAAAATACTGTTACTTGCAAGTGCGCCACACAATCTATCGCCCCATCCACCACAAGGATCGTATATTTTTTTTGCATTAAATAACTGATAAACAGCTTTAGCCGCACTTGGCCTAAATTGACTAGGAACATAACCCCTCATTGTTAATGCAGAGGAATGACTTTGCTTGTAATAAACAGAGCTTTCTATGTTCTTTCTTAGTTTTTCATCATACCAAGCCCTGATTGGGCTTGGTGCTGTATTGCTATCGCAACTTACTCTTGCTTGCCAATGAAAAAAATTAGAGCTTTTGTTTCCGATATTATTTTTTTTAATCACATAATTAAAAATTGCTTCTTCAGGTAATTCGCTGCGGCTTTTCCAAGGTTGTTTTTCAATCAACTCTAAGCAATTCATGTTTGTTAATTCGATATAATCCCGCATCGCTTCTTTTTCGCTGCAACGAGAAAGCGGAAATTTCGGTATGCTGAGAGAGGACATAAAAAGGTCTTTTTCAATCACACAGGCGCACCAAGTTCCATTAAACCCTTCTCCAAACTCGCACTCCACGATCACCATTTTCAATAACGGATCTGGCAGTAAGCATAAATCCTTGTGTGTTTTTGAGATACGCCATTCTGTTTGATAAAACTTTATAGGCATTGCTGCCTGCAACAACGCCACGAAAAAACACGCTTTCGTTAGGCTTTAATTTTCTGAGAATAGAAAATGGGTGTCCCTCTTGAAACCTAGCAGCAGGCAGAGGGATGTCTTTGTCAATCACTGGGGTATAATCACCCATCGAAAGCCCCGCACTGAAAACAGAGAACAGAAGCGTCTTCTTCTGGCTCTTGATTTAAACCCAGATAGAAATGACTGCCGCACTCCTCGCATGTCCAATACTCGGGAGGATTTAGATCTTTTTCTGGATAATCGTTCATGGGCTATCCTTATTGATAATCTCTCGGTGTTAAGGGTGACATCTGAGATGGGTAGCTGTCCTCACTGGTCTGCTGGCGTGTTCTGAAGAAGCCTCGGCATTCTGGGTACATTTTCATAAACCTTCTCGCATAGAAGCTAGGCCAGTTATTGTTGAGTTTGAACTCAAGTTTCCCGTCAGCACCGACAGAATCTACCTCCCATCGTATTCGCTCAAAAATGGCTTTCGCTGAGTAGTTGGCAAAGCCCTTGTTGATCCTATCCACCGTAAACCGCACGAACAAGCTCCAGATTTCAGGATGCTCAGAATGAAAGACTGAAACCTGTTCGCGCATTTCATCAAGGCGTGTTGTTTTCGATTTAAAACGGGAAGTCATCGTCTTCCACCACTGCTGGTGAAGTGGGACTAGGGGTTGCAACAGGAGACTCAGCTTCTTCTTCACTGCCATCAAACAGATGATCATATTGATCTGGATACCAAACATCAGCCTGTATGCCGAAATATTTATCTCCAGATTCTTTTGCCGTGTTTAACCATGCTGATAATTTTATGCGTGGCCCCAAATCAGGCGATTGACCTGATTGATCATAGGCACCGTTCTGCATGAGAACTACCAGTGTTTTTAACATATCTTTGGTCACCACTAGATGCCCTCGATAGGGAGGCTGCTTGTTGATGTCGGTAGAATTTTCATTTCTCCATAACCCGCCTTGCTTCGATTTTGGATAATTATCCATTGCTTTTCTCCTGTTTATAATTCAAATGTTGTCTAAGTTGCTCTATTTCAAGAGCGCGAATTTTTTCCAACTTAGTGTTGAGACCTTTGATTTCGTCTTTAAAACCTGCGTTGTAAAGCTCTATCAAAGTTCTTTTATTACCGCTGCTACTGGTAAATTTGTCCACCCATCCAGCGACTGTTTTTGGGTCACTTGGCCCAATATCAGCACCCTCTGGGGGGAGAGAAAAATTAATGATGGTGTGGAAGATAAAATCCATGACCTCATCAATATTTTCTTTTGTGGCTGTGGCTACTAACGATTTTTGTTGTTGCATGCGTATCTCCAGCGTTGATAATTTTTTTGGTATCGGGGCAGGTACAGGCACAGGTTTTTGTTTAGCCTCAACCTTTGTTGCTGTCGGAATATCCTCGCCGGCATATAAATAATGACCGCAGCCAAAAAGAGCCAAAGCCTTTGTCAAGCAGCGCATCTTGTTGTCCGAGATGTCTCTGGCATTGGCTGATTTTATGGCTTGGTTTTTATAGTCCATGACAGGCAACCACATAGCTCGGCTGCATTCGCCAATCGTAACAGTGCAATGAACCGTCATGCTTCCATCTGTGTGTATTTCGTTATCGCCAAAGGCGAACGTAGCCATAGGATAATGCTCCATCAAGATTCCCCAAGCCCAAGCCCAACTTAAATAAGTCAAGTTGCCCTTCTTTTCAGTATGCTCGTTGCAGTCCACACTACTGAGCGTTTGCCATATTTTTTGGTAAGTTAATTCCTCGCTGCTCACTTTTTTCTCCTTATTGGTTGAGTGTTTTTTTTGCTTCTCGAATAATGATCTCTGCCAATTCTTTGACTGAAAGCTGTTCAAATATGCGAAAACTTATAGCGGTCACAGGATAGTTGTTCATCGTGATCTGCACATTCTCGCCTACCAACTTCATGCCTAAGTTGACGGCCTTAAACCTTTCATCAGCCCAAAGCCCAAGCATTTTGCGTTCAATCTCATCTTGGCCATGAAACTCGATGCTGATTGCTGTATCTAAATTAAAAATTGTCACTCTTGTTCTCCCATATATTCTTTGTGTTGGCTGCAAAATGACGAAACCTTGCACCAGTCTTCACACCGCACCCGTTTGCCAAGACGATGTTCAATCAGATGTTTAGAATCCATGCCATTGTTAGGTTCAGCAGCCCAAGCTATAGCCTCGTCCATCGAGTCGAGCAGCCTACTGGCGCGTTTGTGCGTTGCGGATTTCATCACAGCAAACTTCTCAGGGCGCTCCCACATTTCGCTTGGGGTACAAAAAGGCAATTCCTCGCCAATGAGAGAGGCGTAGGCGGCTTGTTGATGAATAGCAATGCGCTGGTCAACGTAATCTTGAGTCTCCTGCCACGACCAAAGTGGCACAGGAATTTGCATGATCGGCGCAGCGGGGTAATCTGGCTTGTTTGCCTCCGCAGACTTCCAATCTCGCAACATAACAAGAATGTATAACTTCGAGACCTCTGTTTCTTTTGCTGATTGCAGAAGATATCGGTAAGAATTAAGCTGGCGCTCCCATTCTGGCTTTACACCACCATTTTTTCTGTTGAAGATAATGCTGTACACGCCAGTGACCTTATAATCAACCAGTGTTGTTGTTCCATTTTTATTGATGATCTGTAGGTCGATAGCGCCGCTTGTTTTAAGGCCACTTGAGTGTTTCCAAAAAACACGCTCTTCGCTAATAGCATCATCTCCCATAGCGGCTTCCATGATGTTGTGAAATCCAGTCCCAAGTGCGCTAAAAGCTCTGTCCGACACAGATTCCTGCACCTCATCTCGGTGAGCTTTCATCAGTTCAGCGATTCGAGGGCTGTCAATCCAGCTTGTCGGCGTGATATCAGCGCCACCAGAGGTATAACTGTCATGCGCTAAAGCCCGATAAATAGGTTCTAAAAGGTCTAAATCGTTTTTAATTTGCACGACTGACTCGCCAAACTCTAATTTGCTCCTTGTTGTTTTTTCCATCCTCCAAAGCAACGCGAAACTTGTAATGCGGGTGTTTTTTTGCGAACCTCGTGCATCTCATGCGAACACTTCTAATTTTTTTCAACAACTCTCTCTTGGTGATAGCTGTGAAGACAATGCTGTCACCAACTTTCATGTCTTTTAGAGGAATTGCTCCGAGACTGACGCGCTCACTCAATGACTTAGGCAAAGGCACGTTTTTATCTATTTTATGTAAAATTGATTTAGTCATGATGACCCCATTGCGTTTTCTGTTAAATGTTGAAAGGTGGTAAGTATAATGGTAGAACAGTTGTCTTGTAAAGCACGAATTATTTCATTGAAAATTGAGGGTCAACCCTACAGCAAGGCCAATTCACGCAGGCTTGTGACAATTGGCGGCAAACCGAGATTTATAAAGAGCGACCCCGCAAGGCGCTATGTGACTGACTTTCAGGCACAATGCCCTCGGTTAAAAGAGCTGCTTGAGGGTGATTTGGAGGTTGAAATTGTTATTTTTTATGCAAGCCGCCGTCCTGACTTAGATCCAAGTTTAATTTTAGATTGCATGGAAGGGTATATTTATAAAAACGATAGACAAGTGAAACGACAAATTCTATATTGGGGGCTGGACAAAAAAAATCCACGGGCAGAAATCCGAGTGACTGAAATTGAAATAAAAAACCCCCAGCGACCACCGAAGTGGAAGTTGGGGGCTATGGAAGTCAGCGAGGAACCGACTGATTAGCCGTTCGTTAAAACGGCTAATTAGGCAGATTATAACCAAATTTTTTAATAAAACCACCAGCGAGGAGATAACAAATGATTGATGACATTGAATTAGCGGTGATGAATTGCTTTCAAGACGCAAGAATATCCTGCCCCGCCTGTTCCTCTGATAGAAAAAAATCAAAAGAAAAAACACTCTCTATCACCATTGATGGGCTTGACAAGATATATCACTGCTTTCATTGCGATGTCAGCGGAAAGATAAGTAAGGAGCCTTTTAAACGACCAGTTTCTGACCCCTTGGATGAATTTTTAAAGACAGTGCCTGGCCAAGTAAACGTCATCGAGCTTCCCTCAGCCACAAATGACAGAGAATTAAGAGATTTCATGACCAATCGAAATATCTCCGAATCTATCTATAGCAAATACAATGTTACAACCGATATTCGGTGGTTCTCAAAGAATGATGGCGAGCAATTGGCTGTGGGCTTTGTTTATGGCGATCCAAAGGAGCCTAGCGCCGTTAAATGGCGCTCGATTAAGGATAAGGCGTTCACGCAGAGTGGTGCGGCACAGACGTTTTACGGGCTTGAAAATTTACCTGAAGACATGAGTGATACGCCGCTTGTAATTTGTGAAGGAGAAATTGATTGCCTATCAATTGCGGAAGCCTTTATTGACTCCGATATTAAGGTGGCGGTTGTGAGTGTGCCAAATGGAGCGCCGTCTAAATTTGTCAGGAACGATGATGCGGTTAAGTTCAATTATTTGTGGGAATCAAAAGAATTATTAGAGTCATGTGAGAAGATTATTTTAGCGACTGACCGAGATGCTCCCGGTGATATTTTGAAGCAAGAAATAGCCAGACGGGTTGGACTGGGCAAGTGTTATGAGGTGACATTTAGCGTTGAGCTGAAGGATGCCAATGCAGTGTTGTGCGCTGAGGGGAAAGAATCGCTCCGAAATATCATTGGAACTGCGACCGCTATGCCGCTGTCTGGGGTGTACAGCGCCAACGACTACAGCGACCAAGTTGATGAGCTTTATGAGGCTGGAGGCACTGGCAAGGGGCTGTCAACTGGTTTTAAGTCGCTTGACGATTTAATTACGGTAGCACCAGGTTTATATACGGTGACTGGAATGCCCGGTCATGGCAAATCAGCATGGATAGATGCTGTCATGGTGCAAACAGCGAAACTTCACGATATGAGATGGGCTATCTGCTCGATGGAGAACCCCGTAAAAATACATGTCTTAAAGTTGGCTTCTCTTTACACTGGAAAGCCCTTTTTTGAAGGGCCAACCGATAGAATGTCAAAAGATGAGCTAAGTGATGCGATAAAGTGGATTGATGAACATTTCGTTTTTTTGGAGAATCGAGATGGTGAGGTAGCGACTCTGCAAAGCATTATTGACAGAACGAAGAGTGCAATTTTAAGAAAATCGGTCAGTGGTCTTGTCATTGACCCCTACAATTGTTTAGAGAGTAAACATGAGTCAGAGCATCTTGGGATCAGCGAAATGCTGTCACGGATCACAAGTTTTAGCGCAGCTATGTCACTTAGCACATGGTTTGTTGCTCATCCAACGAAACAACCGTATGACCAAAAATCTAAACCCTTAGATGGCAATGCAATTGCTGGAAGCCACGCTTGGAACAGCAAGACTGACGTAGGGATCAGTTTATTCTTGGAGGGCGATGACAACCAGCCAATCGTGCATGTTTGGAAAAGTCGTTTTCATTGGATTGCAAAAAGAGGTCAACAAAAAATGCAATATCATGTCGGCTCAGGTCGATTCAGCGATCTTGAGGAAGAAGACTTCAATTGGAAAATCGACTAACAACCATCGTTATCGACCTCAGCCATAAGATCGCAGATGAGGTTGAACTCATCCTTATCCACTGGAGTCCATTGCTGGATGAAGAAGATGTTTTCTTTTATCCACCTTGAAAATTTAAACATCAAGTTAGATTGGCATATAAAATCTTCTCTCAACCATCGATAACCATACGACTTATCAGCAAGCAACTTTTTACAGACAACCAATCCACCGACATTCACATGATTTTCTTCCTTCATCACTACGCTCATCATTGCTTTCCCTTTCTAACAAAATCCTCCCAAACAACAGTCTTTTTACCCTTACGCTTAATTCTTTGAAGATCCTCACGTTCAATTCTTTCGAGATCTCTGTCGATAAAATCAAGAAGAACATTTATTTTTTCAAGTTCTTCTAAAATTTTACTGTTCAGTTCACTGAATCGACCTGCTTTTCGACCAAGAGTTTCAACCTGCTGGCGTTGTTCCAACATGCGCTGTGCCTCCCAAGAGTCTGAGTCATCTTCCCATATGATCGTGGTTTCGTTTTTATTTGTCATTTTAAGGCTCTCCTACAGGCATCAATGCCGAGATTATTATAGTCGGGGTAGATCGGATTATCACCAAACACCTGCACACAATACAAATTGTGCGAGTCCACGGCATCTTGATAAGACATGTTGCTGGCAAGAATAAACAGTATTACTGCCGTTCCGAACATGAATAAATTTTTCATTAGCTGATCACTCATAGCGGGGTCGCTCCTCTGGTCGATGTTGGGGTGGATGATCCTCGACATACACAACGACATTGCTGTGACCCCACACTCCACCGAGCGTCAGGTAACTGTCGTCACCTTGACCATCAGGGTCACACCCATCTGTGTTGTTAATGCCCATACGGTAGGTTTCGGGTTGCTCGATCTTCAGACGCAAAGACGCTGCCAACTCAATAGCTTCGTCCTTGGTCGTTGTTGACCACTCACACCCAAGCGATTCGTGGACTGTGTACCACCAGCCACCCTCTTCTGGGCCGCCGTAAGCGCGGCCTTTCTCATACACGTTGACGTAAAACATCAGTGGTTTTTTCCTGCTCATGCTGTCACCTTTAAGTTTTGTTCAATAAATTGGTTAATAAAGCCGTCAAAAAACTGTACCCATGCAGCATCATTGCCGTAGCCTTCGCGCTTGTAGGCGTTGATTGTCCTGCCTACTCGTGAATCGGCGTTAATTATGTCGTAGCGATATTCAGTGTCTCCATGCACCTCATGGTTAAGAGTTATCTCAGCGCGAGAATTTTTGCGGATAAATTCTTCAACATAAAACGCTCCCTGAAGATAATTAGCTGCGCCTTCAGGGTATCCGTCATGGTGGACGTAGAGGGTGATTGCTGGCTTGAATCTTCGGTCAGCGGGTATAAATCGGTAAGTTGCTCTCGTACTCATTTTCTTTCTCCTCTTTAATTTATGTTGTAACTAGCGGTGTTTCAGTAACATCTTGACCAACGCTTAAAATAATGTATTCAGGTTCTCGGTCTAAAAAGACCAGCTTTATTTTGTCGCGTGGAACTTCGGCAGTTGCAAGGGTTGGTTGCCCGTTTCGGGGTAATCTTGATGCAAACCATTGGGCTAATTCTTTATTAGGAGTCCAAGACATTCCGTCAGAGTGTCCTTTCAATTTGCAAAACCCTCGGTAGACTGTTACTCGCTCTGGCAAATCAAACCAGTGTGATTGTTCTTTTTCTGTTTGAGGGCAAAGTCCATTAGAAAAAAAGTCTTTGAAAAATATATGGTCATTTATATCTACACCCAACTCCGACATAACCCAAAATGCGCGGTAGTATTCTTCGTCAGTCTTGAATGCTGACCTTGGTGCTGGCGTACTCATTGCGAATACTCTTTAACAGCTTCGTCCAGCATCCTTTTCCAGAACTCCGCAGTACCTTGATTGATGTAACAAAGCCCTTCACTCTGAGGAACGTCTTTCATCGGGTGCTTGGCGTATTCTTCGTCTGTCTGAAAATAGTAGAAGTAACCATCGCCTTGATAAATCTCTAAGCGGTTGTCACTGGCTTTCGCCAGATACTTATTTAACTGTTTCATTGTTTTCATCGCTCCGCCTCCTTTTGTAATTTAACAAGTAGGGGCGGCGTGCTATGCCGCCCCATATTTGATATTAATATGTGAAGTGGTGTCCACAAACTCCAAGATACCCGCCATTACAATCTGACCTATTTACTAGCTCATTTATGTCAAAAGCCACTGCGTACTTGTCAATGCTTGGAACATGAACAACAACAAAGTTCATTGGATGATTTGATTGAAAGTGATTAGCAGCCATCAGCGCTACTTTTTCGCCTACTCGCTCTGCCGTTGCTTCGCTTTTATACAGCTTGCAAGGGGTGGCTGTTTCTTCTAATCGTGCCGTGATGCGCTCCAGTACAGTCATTCTTCTCATATTGCTTCTCCTCTATTTAGTTTTCCAATACGCCCCGAAGGGCGTTTCAGCCGGTCACCATCCGGCGCTCATCAGTTAGAATTAATCTTTGTCGAACAAAGTTTCAACGTGGTCATAAGCCTTGTTTAGCTGGTCAAGAATTGACTCTTTAATTTTGCCGTCATCATCATTGTCTTGCTTCATCACTACGCTCATCATTCTGATTAGCCGTTCGTTAAAACGGTTAACTGGGCCGATATAACCCGGCCCGTAAACTATGTTTATCACAGCGGTTATTTGGCTTTGGTTAAGTGCTACATTAACTTTTCGTTTCGACATTTGCTTCTCCTCTATTTATTTTTTATTAACCACAAACGAAGTATACAGTAACAACACTACAATACAACACTATGTAAGAACTATTTAATATGGTTAAATCATGGTTGAATCATGAAGTTATAGAGATACCATTGTCGCTATGGCTAAAACATCAGATCTAACAACGAAGCAGGCTCTGTTTTGCAGAGAACTCGCAAGCGGGAAAAGTCAGGCAGAGGCTTATCGTATTGCTTATAACGTGGGCGAGAGTGCGTCAAAGAAGACGCAAGTCGAGGCTGCAAGCCGATTGATGGCTAAAGACAATGTTAGGGCAAGGGTTGAGGCTCTGGTGGCGGCTAGGGAGCGTGGGATGCAGGTTAAGGCGCTCTCGGCCTCTGAACTTTGCCTGAACAGGCTCCGAACTGCTGTTGATGATGACGATTTTGGCTCTAACCGCTTGAAAGCTATACAGATTTTAGCTCAAGTCAGTGGCTTGATGCGTAATGATATTCATCTGACTCAAGAAGACAATCGCAGCTCTGATGCTATTAGAAGTGACTTAGAAAACAAGCTATTGGCGCTAGGGGTACAGCTTGAAAGCGTTGCAGAGAGCGACTCAGAGGGTCTTGATGAAGATTCACCTGAACCCACTTCTAATGGTCAAGTGCATTAAAGCAGACTAAAGCCGGCAGTAGCTAAATAACCTTGATTCCCCACTTTGCTCTTTAAAACGAGCTATATTCTACAGTGCGCGTAATAGTTATTATGTTAAATTACAAGTTAAGTAGCTGATTACAAAGAACAATAATCTGCGCGCGAAGTTCCCCACTTTGTAATTATCGAGATATCGCCTGTAAGTCACTGATTCGTGGTTAAAGGGATGCTTACTATTTGATCTCGATTCCCCACTTGGACTATAAACAGCAGCTCTGATTAGAAAACCTCACTGTTATTGAAAACAGCAAAACCGTATAGAAATCAATAAGTTAACCCCCACCCCCCTGTGGGGTGAGGCGTGTCTTGGTATGATAGGTATTAGAGTTCCACTCAAATAATTAGCATTTTTTAGTAAAAGTCTAATATTTCATATATCAACCATAGTGTTACATCCTGTATCAGCCCTTTTTTTCTCAGAAAAAGAGGCAGGAATCCTAGTGGTAAAAAAATATTTTTATTATTTTCTAAGCAATTCGCGTAAATTACGCTTGCAAAGGTATCTACTTTACAATACTGTTCGCAGTATAATCCTCTCTGGAAGAGATCTGATATCAGTTAAAAGTTAAAATCAGCTTTATTTTTTTTTAAAGAAAAAAATAAAATCGAATAGTAGCTATAGCTGATATCAGCGTTCTAACAGGAAGCAGAAGAGAATATTTTAATCTTTGACCTCAGTGGCATGGCAGCTCAAAAAGCAGGCCGTTAATTAGATTGTGTGAATGATTTATAAGTTTCTAGGAGGTAGTGGGCCTATATAGAATCTTGGGAGCTTTGAGGTCAGAGATTATTTTTAAGTACCTACGGCAGAATGGTGTTACGTCAGAAACATGTAAGTTGCCAGCTCTTTATCCTAGCTGCTACTTTCCCCAAAACTGACACTCAGTTTTTTTAAACTTTTTGTCTGAGAGCCATTCTGTCGTTTTTTCCATTAAATAATTATTTCTGTTATATTCCTTTGTCAGTTTCATTTAATGTACATATAAAGGATATTTTAGATGGATAGACCTCATCAACCCGAAAGACATCCTTATCCCAAAGCATGGGACAATGAACTGCCCGATTCACTTCTTTCTGAAAGTGAAAATATTAACTTTACCCTCGATTCTAGTGGTGAATGGTCTGAAACCAAGATATATACTACGCTTGGCTCTAAAATATCTATTTTTGGTGCGATAACCAGTCCTGCTGGGTGTGTATGGGATATGAAGGTAGCAAGTAGTTGTGGTAGTTATTCTAATGAAAAGGACGCTATTCCAACTGGAACCAGCTTTTCTTTTGATGTGCCAACCAATTTTGGCTCAACGGAACTGCATTTGCAGATATGGTCGGTTAATGGTGTTACAGACGCAGGATTACAGGGAACATTAGAGGTTTCTGAATGATGAAAGAACCGCTTTAGGAGTAGAGGATGGAGCAAATAACTATTTTCGGCACTGATTTTTATAAGCTGGCAAGGAAGGTAGATCCGCAGACATCTAAGGATGCAGCGCAAAAAGTTGATACCGCTAGATGGGAGAAGAGGGTTCTTGAGATCATAAAGAATTATGGAGACCTTGGTTGTATACAAGATGATGTATTGCAAGATGTAGCAAAAATCTACGGGTATGTTTCTTATTCAACAGTAACGGCCCGATTTAAGGGACTTCAAGAAAAAAATCTGATTTATTATACCGATGAAAAACGAAAGGGTAGCAGTAATCGTATGTCCAGAGTTAGGATTGCGTATAATTAAACCACTTATCTGTAAGAGAACTTGAGCAAATTATGAGCTTTATGGGAACACTTTCTTGGCAGGAATTTATGAAGAAGGATTATTCAGATCTTGTTTCTCATTATGATTATAAATTTAATAAACAAATTAAAGCAGCAGCAGAGTTGCGCGTTGCGCCTACTAGGGAACCGCAACCCGCAACTCGGTCTAATTTGATTAACGAAAAGGCGTTCTGATGTACCAATACAAAGCTAAAATCACTCGAATTGTCGATGGAGACACGGTTGATTGTGATATCGACTTAGGTTTTAAGGTTATCTTAGCCAAGCAACGTATCAGACTTTTTGGTATAGATACTCCTGAATCCCGAACCAGAGATAAGGTTGAAAAGAAATACGGCCTTCTAGCCAAGAAATATCTCGTTAATTTTATTGAAGCTGAAGATTATCAAATTACTTTGGAAACCGCTAAAGGCAGTGGCAGAGGAAAGTTTGGTCGTATTTTAGGTAAGATTATTAATAAAGACGGGCAATGCGCTAATGAAATGATGTGTGATATAGGTCATGCAATGCCTTATTTTGGTCAGTCTAAGAGCGATATAGCCGCAGGTCACATTAAAAACCGAGTAAAAATAAATAAGTTGATTGAATAATGCCTGTTAATAAAGTATCAAGCGGTTATCGGTGGGGGCAATCAGGCAAGATTTACCCCACTAAATCACAGGCTCAACGTCAGGGAAGGGCGGCTTATGCCTCTGGTTATGACAATGGCGGTATTGTCCAACTGGACGCGAATGGACAGCAATATTCTCCTTCAACAGCTAAAGATGGAATATTAGAAAGAGCTAAAAACCTTCTCATCGAACAAATGAAGCGCGGCGGAGAACGCACTGCGCAAATGGCTGAAGCACAGACAAAGCTGCCAACACCCTCTGCGGGTCAGGTGGCAAACTTTACTGGCATGTTAGCGCCGTTTGCTGGAATAGCAGACGCTGCCGGCGAATACCCAGCTTTGCCTTCTGGCGAACAGCCGTTTTCAGAGGCTTTTTCGGGTGAACCCTATCCCTCTATGGATGAAAATATAGCGCGCGGCGGTTTTGGAGGTTACTTCGATGCCAGTATGCAAGGTTTAGGGGCTTTTGGGGACACGCTTTATGCGGTTCCATTTGCAGGGCCGTTCCTTGGGGCTACTGTCGGCACTGGCGCTAAAGGCATTGCTGCTTTGGGGAAATTAGCGAAAGCTGCCACCAAAGCCGATAAAGCCAGTGAAGGTATAATCGCACTAGATGAAGCTAAGCAACTGTCACGGCTGCATGTTGACCAATTCGCCAAAGATGACTTAGGTTTCATCTCTCCAACCATCCAAGCGTTGATAGAAAAAGCGCCAGTTAATCTAAAAGGCCAGCAGATTTTCGAGTGGGCTAAGGGCAACACCAATGTAGGCGTTAGACCTCAAGAATTAGAGATCCTTGGACTGGAAGAGTTTGTGACTAACAATCCCAATGCCACCACCAGAGAAGCGGTCGAAGGTATTAGTGGCAACAAAATCAGAGTCAGCAAGGCTATTTATAGTGGGGATAACGCGGATTTAGAGTTTGATGTCACTATCCCAGAAACCGATCCGCTGGATGGCTCCAGTTTGTGGCAGCACCGTGTAGATGATTTGCATTCCGAGCTAGAACAAGGCGATGAGTTCATAAAAAAAGATGTATTGGATCACTACAACTTTTTTTATAATTTGCAGTTGTCATCTTTTGATGACATACCGGAATCCGTGATTGACGATTTAGTAGAAGATTTAGCAAAAACTCAATACATGCAAGATCCCTATGAAATGGTAACGCCATATGGCGAACAGTTTAGTTCTGAAACTTTCGCTTTTGGAAACGAAGAGGTTGGTTATAATCTATTTGTTGATGGCAACAGAGTCAACAATAATGACAACATTGCTTACAGCCAAACCGAAGCTCAGATTCAGCTTCAAGAGGCACTGCCCGTAGGTGGAGGTGGCGGCGGCACTCGATTTAAATCAGACATTGATAACAGTCTTCCTGGCGGCGAGAACTACAGGGAAGTGGTGTTCAATTGGGACAATGCTCCTGTTGAACACAACATTGGTCACTTTGATAACGACCCCACCCAAATTGCGCATGCTCTCACCAGAGACAGAGTATTGGCAGACGGCACTCCATCCTTGCACATAGACGAACTTCAGTCAGACCTGCACACGAAAGGTTCACAAGAGGGTTACAGAACCCCGCCCAAACAAAGAAAAGAAGTTTTTTCAAAGCTAAGGGGTTTTCTCAAAGATCACGAAAACTATACTGTGCATTACCAAAAGGGTGAAGAGGGAATCCTATATGTTGCACAGGGGGATGGGATAAGTGAATTTATTAGTTTTGAAGATATTGGTCGTATAGCTGATTATACAAACGGCAAGCGCGGATTGTTTATAATAACTAGGAGACAGACATCAGATGCTCTTGTTAAAAACATGGGCGAAGGCTTAGATGAACTGGCAGCCATAATAAAACCGATTATCGATGAAGGCCCTGTTCCCAACTATCCCTTTAAAGATGATTATCATGTAATGGTGTTAAAAAACATGTTGCTAGATGCCATTGAAGAAGGCAAGCCAGCATTATCTGTGTCTGGTTCAGCGCCCATGAAAGCAAGATATTCAGAGAAATACCATAAGTTCTACGAGATGTTTTACGATAAAAAAATTCCATCGGCTATGAAGAAGCTGGTGAACAAGTACGGCGGTGAGTTTGAGAAAGGTAGTTTGGATTTAGAGGACACATACGGAAACCCTCAAAATTTCTACAAAGAGATTGAAGATGAGTACCCGGATCAGTATGATTTTTCAGAATTTTTAAAAGCAGAAATAGACAAAGCCGAAGCCAACATCATCCGCATCACCCCAGAGATGAAGGCGAAGATACTCAAAGACGGCCTACAATCTTTTAGTGGTGGTGGCATAGTTGATTCTGGTATAGCGCATCTAAACACTCCAAAGAAAAAAATAAACGGAAGATCAGGGCTGAAGGGTTTAGTGCGGGAAATAGCTAAACAACTAGCCAAACAAGGGCATTACCGCAATCAAACAACTAAAGCGCAACTTGCTGCCTTTGATAAGTTGAGGCCGTCTGCTGCTCAAACTTCTTACTTGGCTGCTCAATTTATTCCTGGTGCTGGTTTCAAAGACGCATCCGGCTCGATGGCAAGTTTTCCCGCTAGTCAAACCAAGTTAAAGGACGCATTCACTGGTGATCCGATGCCATCCCTGCTTAAAAATTTAGGTACTGGGAATTATTTTGATGCGGGACTTCAAGGACTAGGCGTTCTTGGAGATTCTATGTATGCGGTTCCGATTGCTGGTGGTGTGTTAGGCCCAACGGCGGGTAGTTTATTGAAAGGTGCTGGCGCAGCGGGTAAGTTGACTAAGCGTGGTATAGCCAGTCTAACGAGAAATAAAAAAGCCCGTACTCCTCTTGAAGATTATGTAGCCTCACAACAACCGAGTAAAAAACTCAAAAATAAACCTAAAGAACACCCAGTAAGGCAACTTCGATCTCAAATAGCTGAAAAACGAGATGATCGAGCTAGTGGTGTGTTTAGTAAACCTAGAGCTGGTCGAGATATAGATCAAAGGTTAGCGTATTTTAAGGAAGAAAAAAGGGCAAAAAACAGGGCAAACAAGAGAATTGATAATATAATAAATAATCCTAATAGCCAGTATTGGTATAAGCCAGATAAAGAACAAATTCTTAAAAACGTAGGGGGAGCAGTTAAAAGAGCAAATCTGAAGGGTTTAGTCCGAAAAATGAAGAAAGAGGGGTGGCTGGTAAAACATGTTAGTAAAAACGAAGGAAAGGTTGCTAGTTACTACGTTAAAAAAGGCAATAATACGTTAAGAGTTTCTGACCATGATTTACCTATGACGGCACAAAGGGAGCATAACAGGTCAATGGGCTTGTCTGGCTTATGGGATGGCGAGATCGTAGTAGACTCTAAAACAAATATAGGACAAGAATATAAATCTATTTTGGATGCGTTGGAGTTAAGATAAATGCTGGAAGGAATTGATTTAAAAGCCCTGAGCCAAGTAAATCGTCTTCCTGTTGAAGACCAGCGGGAAGTGCTGGGTCTTCTGAAAGATTTAGAAGAGGCTAAGAAAAAGGAGGTTGCTAGAGATAGTTTTCTTGGGTTTGTAAATTATGTCTGGCCTATTTTTATTGAAGGCAGGCATCATAAAGTGATTGCCGAGGCTTTTGAGCGCGTTATTAAAGGCGATCTAAAGCGTCTTATTATCAATATGCCACCCAGACACACTAAAAGTGAGTTTGCCTCTTACCTATTGCCCGCTTGGTTTCTAGGACAAAACCCTGAAAAGAAAGTCATTCAGACATCACACACAGCGGAACTGTCTGTGGGTTTTGGTCGAAAGGTCAGGAATCTGGTTGATTCTGAAGATTTTAAGGAAATTTTCCCAGCATTAGCACTCAGAGCAGATTCCAAGGCAGCAGGACGCTGGAGTACC